GCTTTAGCTTACATTAATAATATAGCAGTAACACCTGGAGAAACATTAACAGTAGTAGTAGGAACAAGTGGTGCTGGTGGAGCAGGATTGAATGTTGGAACTTCTGGTGGACTTTCTAGTATTGCAAGAGCTGCTACAATTCTATTACAAGCAGATGGTGGAACAAGAGGTAATTGTTTTGCAATTAGTGGAAATAATAATGGTGGCGCTGGTGGAAATGTAGTAACTGGTTCAGGTGGTACTGGTGGTGCTGGTGGCGCTGGTAACTCATCAGGTGGTGCAGGAGGAGGTGGTGCTGGAGGATATTCGGGTACTGGAGGTGCTGGTGCAATTGGTGCAACGCTTGGCCTTGCAGGCGGTAGTGGCAGTGGCGGTTCTGGTGCTGGCGGTTGTGGATCAAATACTAGAGGCGGTGGCGGCGGCGGAGTTGGACTTGGTGGAACGGGAGTTGGGGTTAATGGAGTGGCTAACACTACTAATAGTAGTGGAGGAGGTGGTGGTGGCTCTGGTGGAGGTGACGGCTCTAGCGGTGCCGTAAGTGGAGCAGGCGGCCTATACGGTGGTGGAGGTGGCGGCGGGTCGGATGATGCAACAGGAACAGGTGGTCCAGGTGCCACTGGCGCAATAAAAATATTCTATAGTGCCTATGGACAAAGTGCTCCTACATTTCCAAATGCTTTTGTTTAAATATTAAGGTAAGTACAATAAATGGCTAAGCTCAATTCAGGAACCCGAATATATGGAACCGCTAATGTTGATACACAAATCAACATTGGTACTAATGTTGTTGCAAATACTACGGGGATATTTCCAGCTTCCAATACTGTTGGAACTCAATTAGGTAACACAATATCCAGATGGGTGGTAAATGCTAATACTGGTAACTTTAGTGGTGCAGTTTCCGGTATAACGACACTAGCTACTGGTAACACAACTATAACAGGTTTTGCTAACATATCAACCAGTGTTAACAGTGCACTTCTAACTGTTGGTACTTCATTCATTGCAAATACAACTGGTGCCTACCATACTGGTCTTGTTAATGCAGCCAGTATAACTATTGGATCTAGTTCGTTTACTGCAAACTTAACAGCAATTGTTATTGCTAATCCTTTGACTGCTAACGGCACTACAGGCACTTCTGGCCAAGTTTTAACTTCCAATGGAACATCTGGAGCTCCGTACTGGGCTGCATCAGGAGGAGAATCGATAAGAACAGTTGCGTACTATACTGGAGACGGTAGTACAACCAATTACGGTATAAATTATGATATTGGATATCTTGATGTGTATGTTAACGGTGTTAAGTACAAGTTTGGATCAGATTACACAGCTTCAAACGGTACAGGTGTATCGATACTGTCAACACCTCTTGACGGTGATAATATTGAATTAGTAGCATATCACAATGATGCTGTACTTCTGGATGCTGTTTTAAAAGCAGGTGATACAATGACAGGAACGCTGAATGTTCCTGTTTTAAATTCTTCTGGTAGTGTAAATGCTGCTAGCCACACTATTGGATCAATACTAATTGCTAATACAACAGGTGTATATCATACTGGTACCATTAACGCTGCTAGCCACACTATTGGTTCAACGTTGATTGCTAATACGACAGGTGTATATCACACTGGAACTATTAATGCAGCCAGTATAACTATTGGATCTAGTTCCTTTATTGCAAACTCAACTGCTGTTCTTATTGCTGATCCTCTGACAGCAAATGGTACAACAGGAATAGCTGGCCAAGTACTTGCATCAAACGGAACAACAGGTTCTCCGTATTGGGTAACATCTGGTAGTGGAGCAACTGCTTCAGATGATACATCTACGAACGGTACGAGGTATGTATTATTTGCAAACCAAACATCCGGATCAATAGCTAACGCATATGTTTCAAGTACGAGACTATTGTATAACCCATCATCAGGAACACTAACTTCAACTGTAGTTACTTCATCATCTGATCAGAAACTTAAAACCAATATTGAAACTATTGTGGATCCACTAGAGGTTGTTGGTAGTATTCGTGGGGTGTCTTTTGATAGGATAGACACTGGTGTTAAAGATTACGGAGTTATTGCTCAGGAGATTGAGAAGATTATTCCTGAGGTGGTCCATGTTGACAGTGAAGGGTTCAGATCCGTATCCTACAATAGTATTATTGGATTCTTGATTGAAGGAATGAAAAAACAACAACACCAAATCAATCAATTACAAGATAACATAAATAAAATATTAAAAGATAATAATATCAAATGACAACAAGATCCTCAGACTTATCACAGCTGTCATCATATTTTGATGTAGTTACTAAAGGTGCACCTGTTGAATATGATTCGTTGGTTTCCAAGTTTAATGGAATTACAAAGGATTTTGTTTTGAGAGCTAACAATGTTGTATCTACAGTTTATACTGATGATCAACTATTGGTTACTTCTGGTGGATCAACTCTAGACAATGTTGATTATACAAAGACAGATTATTTCAACTCTCCTGTCTTTTATAGTGATTTTACACATGGATATAGATTAGATAGATCCGCGTTGGTTGTAAATGTTGTAAGTACTTCTATATCAAGAGATTCAGAAGTTTATCAATTAGATTCTAATAACTGTGTAGTATTCACAGCAACTTTAGTCGAGAGTAGTCCAACATCATTGACACTGACTAATGTGAGAACTGACGGCAGTATCATATCAACAAATACATCGCCCGTAATAAGTGGTACTATTGTTAGTAGAAAAAGTGGGTCAGCAGTAGTTGCTAACCTATCAGTATCATTTGTATCTGTAATTAACTTTGCAGGCGCGCCTACTAAATACAACACAAACCTTAAAATTAGAAGGATAAGTACTTCTGATGTTAGTCCAAAAACACAGAGAGTATTCAACAACTTAATCCCATTCAGCCCGATCAACATTATGTTATCAGAATAACGGAGAAATAAAACCATGGCAAGAAGAGTAATTCCTGACTTTATATACACTTTCAACACGGTAGCTCAGACACTTGTTGTTCGTGGTTATTATCCTCTAGAAAAACTAGCACTGATAACTAACGTAACAGATAATCTGGTAATGTATAATTTTGCAGATTCTACATTTGCAGGTACTACAGCTGTGTTTAATAGTAATACAAACGCCACTACTATTACATTGAACTACAACACAGCTTCAATGAGCAATACCGATGTAATTCAGGTGCTTGTTGATGAAACTGATACGGCAATAACGGCATCTGAAGAGTTGACAGATCCAGTTAACAAGATGCGTGTTTCTACACCACAATCAATGATTGATACTGACTTTGAATACAGTACTCAGTCTACCAAGTGGGAATCAGTTGCCATGATCAACTATCAACCGTTTGGATATGTCAATAACGCACAGACACTTACTCTGACAACTTTAACTGCTGCAGCAAACGGTAGTAAAACTATAATTCTTACACCAAACAACAGTCTTGTACAGGGCCAACCTGTTTTCTTGTATGATACTGCATGGCACGGCTCTGATGGAACATTTAATGTGGTTGTTGCTAACTCAACAGCTGTCACATTGAATGCTAAGTATCCATTTCCCAATACAACCTCAAATAATATATTAAGTGCTTTTACTGTTGGATATGCTGGCCAACAGTACGTTGGCGCCAACGTTGCTCACACAATGGCTGTGTTTAGTACTAAGATGGTTAACGTGACAACTACACAGGCTCACGGACTATCAATTGGTAACGAGGTTGCGGTTATCAATTCAGTTGCTACCGCTTCTTTTAGCAACACACACGTCGTGGTATCTGTTGCTAACAGTACAATGTTTAGTATTGTGCCTACATCAGCTCCGGGTACAATTACTTCACAACAGCTAGCATATCAACCTTCAGGCGGTGTTGCGCACCGAGCGTTTGACGGTGGTGTTAAATTTAGTACATTCAGCCAAAGTCATGGACAGCAGCTAATAAGACAAACGAGAAGATATTTTAGATACCAGTCTGGTAAGGGTATTCAGATGAGTACCGGTACTATTCTAAAACCTGAAATAACAATAGATAGTTTGACTTCGTCAGGTACCACAGTTACACTTATAACTAAAGAACTTCATAACATTAATCCTGGAGCAGAGATACTAGTAGCTGGGGCAGATCAAACAGCGTATAACGGAACATTCACAGTTGTTGATGTAATAACTCCTTACAGGTTTACATATACTGCTCTATCAACCCCAACAGATGCAACTGCTTCTGGTGATTATAGACTGAACGTGACAGCGTGGAACGGTGCTGGATCACGTATTGGTTTGTTTGACGATCAAAACGGTCTCTTTTTTGAGTATGATGGTCAGCAGCTATATGCAGTTATCAGGCAAAGTGTCTTCCAGTTATCTGGAGGAGTCACACTAACCAATAACTCTGCAGCTGTCGCAAGTGCCACTCTTATCAACGGAGCAACAACTAGATTTGCTCGTCAGCTAGTACCTGGAGATTCGGTAGTAATCAGAGGTCAATCTTATAAAATAAATACGATTACTTCTGATATAGCAATGACAATTAACCCCCCATATAAAGGACCAACTGTATCAGCTCCTTCATATGCAATTGTTACAAAAACGATAGACACTAGAATTCCTCAGTCTCAGTGGAACATTGATGCATGTGATGGAAGTGGAAGAAGTGGATTCAATCTTGATGCATCTAAGATGCAGATGTTCTATATCGATTACTCTTGGTACGGTGCTGGATTCATTAGATGGGGGTTCAGAGGACCTGATGGTAACATAGTTTATTGTCACAAGGTTGTTAACAATAACAAGAACTACGAAGCATACATGCGATCTGGTAACTTACCAGCAAGATATGAAAATCATACTCATGCAAAATATACAGAGTTGACTGCTACTCTTGATGCAAGTAATACAACATCGATTGCAGTAGCAAATGCAATGTACTGGCCAAATTCAGGTATTGCATGGGTTCGTAATGATACGCAGAGTGAATTTATTAAGTATGCATCAAGATCTAATACATCACTTAATTCTCTAACAAGAACTGGTCAAGGTAATCTTGTAGCTACTATTACGACAACTGCGGGTTCATCTACATTATTAATGTCGGATACAACTGGTATCAGTGAAGGGATGTATATTCAATCTAATAATGCTTCTGGACTTTGGATTGTACCGCCTGACTCGTTCGTTGTTAGTGTTACGACAAATGCATCAGTTAAGTCTAGTAAGGCAGCATTACAATCAACATCCGCAAACGTTGCTGCTATTGTTTCTTCTGGTATGTCAGCAGCTCAAACTTTCTCATTCTCAACAACAACTCCTGTTCAGGTTCAACTTCATGCACCTGCATTTGCCCCGACAATCAGTCACTGGGGTAGTAGTGTGATTATGGACGGTAGGTATGATGATGATAAGTCATTCATATTTACACAGGGTATGACAACTGGTCTATCTGTTGCTGGAGCAGCAACCAATGTGTTGCAAAGCTTCAGAGTAGCTCCGAGTGTTCATAACGGTATTCCTGGTGCTCAAGGTACAAGAGAACTTATCAATAGAATGCAGATGGTGTTGAGACAGCTAGATATGTTATCTGCTGGTCAGTTCCTTGTAACATTAGTTCTGAATGGAAGTATAAACGCAGGTGCATCAACTGCTGCGCAAGTATGGTTGCCGGCTGGTGGATCAAGCTTGGCTCAATACATTAATCACTCTGCTGCAACAACGATTACTGGTGGTGAAGTTATTTACGGTTTCTTCACAAACAGCTCTGGTGGTACTACTAACCTAACAACAACAAGTCAAGAATTACCGTTGGTTAGAGACTTAGGTAACTCTGTTCTTGGTGGATATTCCGGCCAGAATTCAACATACGGAAGTTCGAACTCTACATTTACAGCACTTACTGGTGCAGCTGCTGTGTTTCCAGACGGTCCAGATGTTGTAAGCGTTGTTGTTAGAAACTTGACCCCGTCAACAGCATTCAACATTTTTAGTCGTATGTCTTGGACAGAAGCACAAGCGTAATATGCCTGTTTTTAATAAACTAGTTCTTGATCAGGATGGTTTACTTGTCGGTAAAAGACAAATAGACGCATCCCAGGATGGTGTTTATTTTTCCGGAAACGGAATGTTTGGTGACAACCTTGTTGTTACTGGTAACACTACAGCTAATGTATTCAGCGGTTCAGGTGCCTCACTTACATCTTTGAATGGAACCAACATCTCTTCTGGAACAATATCAAGATCAAGACTACCTGCAGGGTCTGTGTTGCAAGTTGTAGACACATACTTTACAACACCAGTATCACAATCAATGACCGGTGCTGCTGTCAACAACATCACTGGTCTACAAGCAACAATACAACCAACTTCAACTAGCAGTAGAATTTTAATTTTTGTTCGTTGGTTTGGTGAACACGGTACAGATGGTATGAACTGGGAGAGTATGTTTGGAATAACTAGAGATGGAACGGCAATAGGATTACCTGCACAACCGGGTAGCAATCTTTTAGGTATGTCAATGGCTTCTTTATCACATTATTCTGCAAATGCAGATTCAACACCAGAAAATGTTTTTTATAATTATATAGATTCACCTGGTACAACATCTACGGTTACATACAGGGCTTATTATACACCACAATCTACTGAAACTTTGTATACTAATAGAACTGTTAATGCTGCCACTACTGTTGGTTTTGAAAGAGGAACATCCTCTATTATTCTAATGGAGATTGCAGGATGATTGCACAGGCACTAGTAAAATTGAGACCGGGTTCTTCATGGGAAGTTATTGGTGATGATGTATATGATAATATCAACTGGAAAGACACAGTTCAAAGCAAACCAACTAGACAAGAAGTTGAAGATACCGTTGCTGAGTTAGTTCAAGCTCGAATAAATACACAATATCAAAGAGATAGAAGAAAAGAATATCCTAGTTTTGCTGATCAGTTTGATTTGCTATATCACGGTGGGTACGATGTTTGGAAAGCATCAATTGAAGAGATAAAGATCAAATATCCTAAACCCTAGTAGCTATTTTTTTCTTAATTAAATAAACATAAATACTCCAAAGAACAAGGAGTAATAATGGCTGTTCCAACCTCAAGATCTACTTTTAAAGAATATTGTTTACGCAAGCTAGGTAAACCTGTAATTGAAATTAACGTTGATGATGATCAAGTAGAAGACCGGATTGATGAAGCTTTAAAGTATTACTGGGATTACCATTTTGATGGTACTGAGAGAGTATACTATAAGCATCTGATTACTTCAACTAATATTACAGACAAGTATATTACTTTACCTGAAAATATTATAGGGGCAGTAAGAATATTTAACATTGGTGATCCAATGGTTACCAATAATCTTTTTGATATCCGCTATCAAATTGCTCTTAACGACCTGTATACTCTTACATCGGTCTCAATGATTCCCTACTACATGATGTTCCAGCACATTCAGCTGCTAGAACAAATGCTCGTAGGTCAGCAACCAATCAGATATAACAGACATATGAATAGAATGTTTGTTGATATGGATTGGAATAAAGTTAACGCTGGTAATTATTTAATAGTTGAAGCATATCAAGTTGTTGATCCTGACGTGTATACTGATGTGTGGGGGGACAGGTGGCTATCTCTTTATACGTCTGCACTAATTAAAAAACAATGGGGATCTAACCTCACTAAATTTAGTGGTCTGCAGTTACCTGGTGGTGTTCAATTCAACGGTGACAAGATTTACAACGATGCAGTTAATGAAATTGAAGCAATGGAAAAAGAGATGAGTAGCAGTTACTCGCTTCCAGCTTTTGATATGATTGGTTAAGGGGTAACAAAATCGCCACCTCCTTCTATTTCAATAATTTTGGTGCCAGCCAAGAACAACTACTGATTGAAGATTTAGTAGTCGAGTCAATCCGTATGTACGGACATGATTTGTATTATCTTCCAAGAACTAGAATTAATGACGACTTAATTCTGGGTGAGGACTCGTACTCAGAGTTTAACACTCAATATTTTGTTGAGATGTATATTAAGAATGTAGAAGGATTTGCTGGTCAAGGTGATTTTCTTTCTAAATTTAATTTAGAGATAAGAGACCAGGTAACATTCACAGTAGCAAGAAGAACATTTAGTAATGAAGTTGGTGCTTACACTTCATTTGTAAGGCCAAGAGAGGGTGATCTAATATACTTCCCTCTAAATAATAAGTTGTTTGAGATTAAGTTTGTTGAGCACGAAGCAATATTCTATCAACTAGGGTCTCTTCAGACTTTTGATATTAGTTGTGAGTTGTTTGAATACAGTAATGAAATATTTAACACAGGTATATCTTTAATTGATGATAAGCAAAGAGATCTAACCTTTAATCTGACAGATTTTGCAATCAAGTTAGAGACCGGTCTTGCACTTGCAGATGAGGACGGATACGACCTTGTTTTAGAATCGTTCAACATGGATACACAAGATCCAATTTCTGATAATGTTGAGTTGGAATCTGAAGGTGATAGTATATTAGACTTCAGTGAAATTGATCCTTTCAGTGAGGGAACGTACTAATGTTTAATCAAGTTTTTTATCACGATACCATAAAAAAATATGTTGTTTTGTTTGGAACAATATTTAATGACATCTATATTCTTAAAGGCGATGGTACAGATACTACACAAACAATAAAGGTTCCTGTATCGTACGGACCAAAGCAGAAATTCATTTCTAGACTTACACAAGATCCAGATCTAACAAAACCTGTTGCTATCCAGCTCCCTAGGATAGGTTTTGAGATGACGGATATAAGTTATGCATCAGAGCGTAAGCTACCAACTATTAACAGAGTTGCAGTTCAAGATCCAACTAATCCAGATAGATTAAAATATCAATACATGCCTGTGCCGTATGATTTTAATTTCAGTATGTACATACTTGTTAAAAATGCCAATGACGGAACAAGGATACTTGAGCAGATTCTACCGTTCTTTACACCGGACTGGACTGCTACATTAAATCTCGATTCTTCCATGCAGCATAAATATGATATACCTATAATATTAGATGATGTTAGATCCGAAGATACCTATGAGGGTAATTTTATAGAAAGAAGAGTTCTTACTTGGACTCTTAATTTTACTCTCAAAGGTTATATATTTGGACCATCAAGAAAATCCGAACAAATTAAGACTTCTGCTATCAATCTTTATAATGTTGATAGTGCTAGATCGTTAACAACTGCAATAGGTAATACTCAGATACAGGATACCATAACAACTATTCCAATTGTAACAGGCAAGACTCTCGCTCAAGTTGAAGCAGATGATGACTATACGTTTAGTCAGACAATAGAGCAGTTTTATGAACAATGATCCAATAGGTGATGCTTTGAATATGAACCCACTACAACCTCTACTAACTAGTGCACAAAGAAAGTCGTTGGTGCCAACAGACTATGAGTATGCTCGTGGTAGTATGATTTCTGTTATTGAAAAAGGAAGCGAAGCACTTAATGATATGCTCGGAGTTGCGCAACAAAGTCAACAGCCAAGGGCTTATGAGGTAGTTGCTACTCTTTTAAAGACAATAGCTGATACTAATAAAGATTTACTTGAGCTTCAAAAGAGACATAAAGATATAGAGAGTATGGATGGTCCACAGACACCTCAAACAATTAACAATAATTTATTTGTTGGGTCGACTGCAGAACTTCAAAAATTGATTAAACAGCAAAATGAACAAGAATGATATCTATCTTGGTAATAAGAATCTAAAGCGTACTGATGTAAAGGTAGAATTTACAAGAGAAGAGATTCAAGAGTACATCAAATGTGCACGTAGTCCTGAGTATTTTATTGAGACTTATGTAAAGATTGTAAACGTTGATAGAGGTCTCATCCCGTTTATTCCTTATGACTATCAAAGAGATATTATAAGGTTAAATGAAAAAGAGCGTTTTGTTATATGTAAAATGCCGCGACAAGTTGGAAAGACAACAGCTGTTGTTGGTATTCTCCTTCATTCGATTCTTTTTAACGAGTTATATTCTGTTGCTATTCTTGCTAATAAGGAAGCGCAAGCGCAGGAGATTCTAAGTAGAATCCAACTTGCATATGAGCACTTACCTAAATGGCTACAACAAGGTGTAAAAGAATGGAATAAGACGTCTATTGAGCTTGAAAATGGATCTACTATTCTTGCCAGCTCAACAGCTTCAAGCGCTATTCGTGGTACATCTCAAAACTTTATTTACTTAGATGAATTTGCTTTTGTTCCAAATAGTATACAAGAAACATTCTTCTCTTCTGTCTATCCTACAATCTCATCAGGTACAACTACTAAAGTGTTGATTACATCAACCCCTAACGGGTTGAATTTATTTTATAAATTGTGGGTAGATAGTGAGAACGGAGACAACTCGTACAAGAGAATTGATGTTCATTGGTCAGATGTTCCAGGAAGAGATCAAGCCTGGAAAGAAGAAACTATTAGAAACACTTCTAAAGAACAATTCAGACAAGAGTTTGAATGTGAGTTTCTCGGTTCTTCTAATACATTAATTTCGCCAGAAGTACTCAGAAGACTTGTTTACAAGCAACCACTCAGTAGCAACGAACACTTTAAGTTATTCTATGAACCCAGACAAATGGGATTATATATTATAATGGTGGATGTGTCAAGAGGGCTGGGTGGAGATTATTCAGCATTTATTGTATATGATATATCTGATGCACCTTACAAAGTAGTTGCAACATATAGAAATAACAACATCTCACCTCTCCTATTTCCGGAAGTAATATATAATACAGCATTGAAGTATTTTAATGCTCATGTTCTTATTGAAACGAATGATATTGGCCAGCAAGTAGCTGATATTCTACATGAAGAGCTTGAGTATGAAAATATAGTATACACGTCCAAAAATCCAAAGGGATCAGTTGAAGTATCTCAGGGGTTTGGTGGGACGTCTGTTAAAGGATTAAGAACAACTAAATCAACCAAGAAAATTGGATGTAACAATTTTAAAGCATTGGTTGAGAATGATAAGGTTGAATTGAATGACCTTGATCTTATTTCAGAGCTTTACAGATTCGTAAGTAACGGTAACACATACGAAGCAGAAGATGGTAATGACGATCTAGCAATGTGTGGTGTACTGTTTGGGTGGACGATGACTCAGCCATTCATTAAAGAGATAACAAATTTAGATATCAGACGCAGGCTTGTTGATGAGAAACAAAGAATGCTTGATGAGGAGATCACTCCTTTTGGTATCATATATGATGGACAGTCAATAGAGGACCAACCAATAGTTTATGTTGATAATTTTGCAAGATATATGAATTCCTAGTGACGGTTGGCAATATTATAAATAGAAAGAAACTCTAGTCTTTAGGAGATAAAAATGGCATTTCAAGTTAGCCCAGGCGTAAATGTTTCAGAAATCGACTTAACAACCGTTGTCCCAGCAGTATCTACTTCTGTTGGAGCAATCTCTGGTGTGTTTAAGTGGGGTCCTGTCGGAAAAAGAACCCTTGTAAATTCTGAATCAGATCTAGTAACAAAGTTTGGTAAGCCTACCAATCACAATCCAGAAACATTTTTCACAGCTGCAAACTTTTTGGCGTATGGTAATGCACTTTATGTAGTAAGAGCAGCAAACACTGTCAACTTTGCAAACGGTGTTATTTCAGCTATTGCTAATACTACTGGTACAGTGGCTAATGCTCAAGTGTTCACTGTAAAGAACGAAGAAGCATATGACACCATTACATGGAGCACAGATACAGATGTATTGTATGTTGCTAGATATCCTGGTGAGATAGGTAACTCACTAAAGATTTCAGTTTGTGATTCTGGTAATGCTTTCAGTAAATCCATTGATATTAAGAATGGTGATGCTAACCTAGCTGTAGGTACAGTATCTGCCGTAGTCGGTTCAAATACAATAACAGTTGCAGTATCTAATACCGCTACAGGGACATTAGCTGAAGCAAACACAAGATTAGTGTCCGTGCTTAGCTCATTACAAGTGAATGATTTAATCGAAGTTGGTAATACTTCTATTGGCAAGCAGTATTTAAAAATTACAAGTTTACCAACAGCAATGGGTACAAACGCATCATTTGCAAATTTGACACATAGATATTTTACAATCTCAACAGATAACTCTCTTCAGCTATCTGTAAACTGCTCAAGTAATAGTGTTTCAAAGTATTGGGAATATTTCCGTAATGTTCCTGGAGCTCCAGGTACCTCTGATTACCAATCAACATATGGAAACACTTCCGCTGTTGATGAGTTGCATGTAATCGTATCTGATCAAGACGGTAAGTTTACAGGTGTTCCTGGTACAATACTAGAGGTATATTCTGGGCTGTCTAGAGCAACAGATGCTAAAACGACAGATGGCTCTACTAACTATTATAAAACTGTTATTAATGACAGTAGTAGACACATATGGTTTGGAAATGACCGAGCAGGTGTTCTATCAAATACTGCATTGAATATTACTAGCGTCGATACAGATCCATTATATTTGTCTTTTCAGTTGGGGCAAGACGGGGACACAGAAACAGATGTGGCTATCAGCACTGTTATTGGTGGATATGATTTATTCACATCTGCTGAAGATGTAGATATCTCTTTGATAATGACTGGTAAGTCAAGAGGCGGCACAAATGGTGAACAACTATCAAACTACCTTGTTGATAACATTGCAGAAGTACGTAAAGACTGTATTGTTTTAACATCTCCAGACAAGGCTGACGTTGTTAACAACTCTGGTCTAGATGAATCACAAGACACCGTTGATTTCAGAAACTCTTGCAGATCTTCTTCATATTTGGTAATCGATTCTGGTTACAAGTACCAGTACGACAAGTACAACGATATATTCCGTTGGATTCCACTTAACGGTGACATTGCTGGCTTATGTGTTCGTACAGATGCACAGCGTGATCCCTGGTTCTCTCCTGCTGGATTTAACCGTGGTCAGATTAAGAATGTTGTCAAGTTAGCTTATAACCCTAAGCAAGCCGACCGCGATCTTTTATATAAAAACGGTATCAACCCAGTTGCAACATTCCCAGGACAAGGTACAATCCTGTACGGTGATAAGACAGCATTGGCTAAGCCTAGTGCATTTGATCGTATCAACGTTCGTAGATTGTTTATTGTGCTTGAAAAAGCAATTGCAACTGCATCTAAATTCTCTTTATTCGAATTGAATGATGAGTTCACAAGAGCGCAATTTGTTTCTCTTGTAGAACCATTCTTAAGAGATGTACAGGGACGTAGAGGTATTTACGACTATAGAGTTGTTTGTGATGAAACAAACAATACTGGCGAAGTGATTGATAGAAATGAATTTATCGGAGATATATACGTTAAGCCAGCCAAATCAATTAACTTTATCCAACTTAACTTTGTTGCAGTAAGAACTGGTGTTGCGTTCGATGAAGTTGTTGGTAGATTTTAATTAAGGAGACAATAAATGGCTTTCAGTATTAATGCATTCAAGTCGTTAGTAAGCACTACCGACTTTGCAAGACCAGCGCTGTTTCAGGTGTTTATTTCAACACCTCCAGGCGTGCCTGCTCTGATCCCTTTCAGTCCTTTCCTAGTTCGTTCTGCCAGCCTTCCAGCATCTACAGTTGGACAGGTATCCATTCCTTATGGTGGTAGAACAATCAAAATTGCAGGTGAGAGACAATATGGTGATTGGTCAACAACAGTAATGAACGACGAAGGGTTCATTATCAGAAACGCAGTTGAGCAATGGGTTGAAATCATCAACCAGAGGACAACTAATTTCAGAGCATTTCCTAGTGAATATAAAGTTGACTTAACAGTCAGTCAGTATTCCAAAAAAGGACCACCTCTGAAGATTGTTAAGCTAGTTGGATGTTTCCCAACAAATATTAGTGAAATTGCTTTGGATTGGGGATCTGCGGATCAGATTGAAGAATATAGTATTACTTGGTCTTACGACTACTGGGAATGAAATGAGGGGGAGATTATCTCCTCTTCTAATATAGGATAAAATATGGCCAGTCTATTTGGATTTGAATTCAAACGGGTTACTCCTGAGGAGCCGCCCGTTTCCTTTGCACCACAGTCTAATGACGATGGTGCTGTTGTTGTTGCAGCCGGAGGGTCATACGGAACATATGTAGATCTAGAAGGTACTGCAAGAACAGAAGCAGAGTTAGTTACACGATATAGAGATATGTCTATCACAGCTGATATTGATAGAGCTGTTGAAGAGATTGTCAATGAAGCTATTGTTCATGAGACAGATGAGAAGATAGTTGAACTTAACTTGAATGGATTAAATTATCCAGATAATATTAAAGCTGCAATTATTCAAGAGTTTAATACAGTTAAGAATCTTTTGAATTTTGAAGAAAAGTCATATGATCTTTTCAAGAGATGGTATATTGATGGTAGATTATACTACCATGTAATTATAGATGAGAAGAATCCTCGTTTAGGAATCAAAGAGCTTAGAAACGTTGATCCTAGAAAGATCAGAAAGATTCGCGAGCAGAAAAAGAAAAAAGATCCTAAGTCAGAATCAGTTGTTACTCAGACCACAAAAGAGTATTACATCTACAATGAAAAAGGATACAATGCACAGGGTATAGGTAGCGGAGCAGCTGCTTACTCTGCAACTGGTATCAAGATAGCAAAAGACGCAATCGTCCATTGTACGTCCGGTCTAATGGATACAAACGGTACGATGGTTATATCTTATTTGCACAAAGCAATTAAGCCATTGAACCAGTTGAGAGTACTTGAAGATGCAACAGTTATTTACAGAATATCAAGAGCACCAGAGAGACGTATATTTTACATTGATGTAGGTAACCTACCTAAGATGAAGGCAGAACAATATCTTCGTGATATGATGGTTCGCCATAAGAACAGATTAGTATACGATGCTACTACTGGTGAAGTAAGAGATGACCGTAAGTTCATGACAATGTTGGAAGATTACTGGCTTCCTCGTCGTGAAGGTGGTAAGGGTACAGAAATTACTACATTACCAGGTGGTGAGAATCTTGGTAAGATGGAAGATGTTGAATACTTCCAAAAGAAATTATATCAAGCTCTTAATGTACCAGCAACAAGATTACAAACCGAACAGACATATTCGATTGGTAGAGCAACAGAGATTACAAGAGACGAAGTTAAATTCTCAAAATTTATCTCAAGAATGAGAGCTAAATTCTCTACATTATTTTTGAAATGTCTTGAAAAACAGTTAGTGTTGAAGGGTATTGTCACAGTTGAAGACTGGAAGTCAATGTCCCAAGCTATTAAGTTTGATTATGCAAAAGATAACTACTATGAAGAGTTAAAAGAAACTGATGTCTTAAATTCTAGACTACAGGTTGCTGGTTTACTGACTCCATATATTGGTAAGTATTATTCGCATGATTGGATTAGATCTAACATTTTCAAACAAAGCGATGAAGATAGAGAGCAGATGGATGAGCAGATCAAAGAAGAGCTGAGCAATCAAATCTACTATCCACCTCCACCGCCAGAACCTCAACAATAAATAGGAGTATCGATGGATTCTACAGCAACACAATATGGAGTGAGTGACCTTGTGAGACATGCTTACGAGGGACAACCTGCCAAGATGCAGGATGTATTTAATGAATTGATGGCAGGCAGAATCTATGACTCCATTCAACAAAAGAAGGTCGAAGTAGCGCAGCGCTTCTTCAACAAAGACACAGAAGAATTTAACTCACAAGAAGAGGACCAAATTCTAGAGGTATATGCTCCTAAATCCAAGGACGAGAAAAAGTTCATGGATAAACACATTACCACTAAGAATAAATTAGACGATCGTGGTACTCAAGATGATAAGCTGTTTAATGCTACAAACATTAAAGCAGTAAATCGTGAGACAGAGCACGGATATAATCCAGGTAATGATGAGAAGGTATATGAAGAAGCCACAAAGGGTTTGCACCCAATGGCCCTTCACGTAATGCCAGTTAAAAAAGATGGTAAAACAAAATACCATGTTATGAAGGTTGGTAGAGATCTCGAGCAACATATATCTAAGGGTGAGCATCTTTCTGATTCAGAGCTTGACGATGCCACAGAAGCTGGTGCAAAAATCAAGAATGTTACAGTCATCGGCCGAAACAAAATTACAGAAGAAGAGTTGGATGAAAAGACTCTTACTCCAGCAGAGATGAAGAAACGCGAAGAAGTAGCAAAAGCTATCGAGCGTGATAATCCAAGCATGCCAATGTCTAAAAAGATGGCTATTGCAACTGCTACTGCTAAGAAGGTTGCTGAAGAAGTAGAAGAGTTGACAGAAGATGAAGAACTAACTCAATTACTCAATACAATTTACGAAAATCTATCTGATGAAAATAAAGAGATCTTTGAGCAGATTCTTGACGAAGATCCAGAACAAATGATTGAATTCTTAGAACAATTGGAGCTGCAAGATGGCGAGTAGAACATTAATTAACCAAAAGGGCGGCAAGTTTGTTGTCCTTTTTACATCTAACACAGAATTAACAGTAGCTTCAGCAAACTCCGGTATTGCTGGGGAAACAGTTACTGGTCTTCATATTAACCAAGTATGGTATGGACTAGATAGTGGTTTTTGGAAAATAGCACGTGGAGCTAATAATATACTTTTTGCCGAGACATCAGTATACTTAGATTTTGCAGGCAACGGAGCATCTATTCAAGTAGATCCATCAGCTAATGTGGTTGTAAATTGTACATCAGCAAATAGTACACTTATTATTGATTTCCAAAAAGTATCTACATTCACTAGCGAATATTAAGAGGAACTAAGATGAAGCTCATGTGCGAAGTTAACGAGAGTGTAAATTTTCTTGTAGAAGAAAAAGAAGGTAAGAATCACTACTTTATTGAAGGCATCTTCATGCAAGCCGACTTACCTAACCGTAACGGTAGAATGTATAAGAGTAACATTCTTGAGAGAGAAGTCAATAGATATAATACAGAGTATGTTAAAGAGAACAGAGCGTTTGGCGAATTAGGTCATCCATCTGGTCCTAATATTAACCTTGAGCGTGTCTCGCACATGACACAAAAGTTAGTCAAAGAAGGATCTAACTTTGTTGGCAGAGCAAAGATTATGGATACTCCTTATGGTCAAATTGTTAAAAACTTGATGAGTGAAGGTGCAAAGCTTGGTGTTTCTTCAAGAGGTATGGGCTCTCTTGTTGCAAACAGAGAAGGTATCAATGAAGTACAGGATGACTTTCATCTTGCCACTGCTGCTGATATCGTTGCAGATCCATCAGCTCCTGAGGCATTCGTAAGAGGCATCATGGAGGGAGTAGAATGGGTTTGGGACAATGGTATTCTCAAGGCACAGCGTCTTGAAGAAATGAAAAAAGAAATTCAAAAGACTTCTAGCCGCAATCTAGAAGAACAGAAGATTAAAGTCTTCTCAGAATTCCTTCGCTCACTGTAAGAATTTAAAATATAAATAATAAAAGAACATTTAAGGAGTTATAAATGGCAACAAGAAAACAATTAGATGAATTAACAGTGGGTGGTGGCGCTACAGGAGTCTCTATGGTTCCTGATGCTGGCACTAAAAAAACCACACTGCCTAATTCTAAAAGTCAAGGCGACATGAATCCTCAGTCAGTAGCTGGTGATCAGGAAGAAACTGATCCACAAAACAACACAGCTCCAACTGGTGATATGTCTGCTCAGAATAAAGCATCCGTTGCAATGAAAGGCGCAGCAATGAAAGAGCATATCGACGCAATGTTTAACGGAGAAGATCTTTCCGAAGACTTCAAAGAAAAAGCATCTACTATTTTCGAAGCTGCTGTTCAAGTACGCATTGCTGAAGAAATCGCAGATCTAGAAGAACAATACTCAACAAAACTAGAAGAAGCTCTTGAAGAAGTTACTACTGAGATGTCGTCTAAACTAGATGACTATCTCGACTATTGTGTTGAGCAGTGGATGGCAGAAAACGAAGTTGCTATTGAGCATTCTCTAAGAACAGAAATCACAGAAGAGTTCATGGAAGGTATGAAGAAGCTATTTGCTGAAAACTATATCGAGATTCCAGAAGACAAATTGAACGTGTTGGAAGAGTTGACAGCAACTGTTGAGCAACTAGAAGACAAATTGAATGCACAGATTAATGAAAACATTGAGCTGTCTAAATCAATTAGCGAATACTCAAAGCACGAAATCTTTGATCAAGTAGCAGAAGGCCTAGTTATGACACAAGTTGAAAAACTTCGTCAGCTAGCAGAGGGTATTGACTTTGACGGATCAGACAACTATATGAGAAAGTTAGTTCTTGTTAAGGAGAACTATTTCCCATCAAAACCAGCAGCTCAAGACATCAGAGAAGAAGAAGAAGCGATTGGTAACAACGATCTAAATGAAGAAACTCAAGTTTCTTTCCAAGATGCAGGAATTAAACGCTACTATAATTCAATCGCGCGAAATTCAAAAGTATAAATAAAATCATATTAACCCTCTAAGGAGATCCACATGAACTTACAAGAAGACATCCAAAGAAAGTGGGAGCCAATCCTGGCTCACCCAGACTTGGCCCCTATCAAAGATACGCACCGTAGAAGTGTAACAGCTGTTATTCTAGAGAATACAGAAAAAGCTCTTCGCGAAGCTAATCACTATGTTCCACAAACATTGACAGAAGCAGCACCTGCTAACCAAACAGGTAATGACATTGATACGTTCGATCCAGTTTTAATCAGCTTGGTTCGTCGTGCAATGCCTAACTTGATTGCTTATGACATCTGCGGCGTACAACCAATGACAGGCCCAACAGGCTTGATCTTCGCAATGCGTTCTAAGTACAGCAACAGCTCTAACGCTGGTGTTGAAAACTTCTACAACGAAGTTAACACATCATTCACCTCTGTTGTTTCAGGTGCTAACACACTTGGCCAGAAGATGGTTGGTACTGTTCCAGGTAACACAACAAGTGGTACAGCTAACTTGGCTGAAACAGGCATCTATAACTTCGGTTCTGGTATGTCTACAGCACAATCAGAAGCACTTGGTACTTCTGGCAACGTTGCATTTGCTGAGATGGCATTCTCTATCGAGAAAGTTACTGTTACAGCTAAATCACGTGCTTTGAAAGCAGAATACACAATGGAACTTGCACAAGACTTGAAAGCAATCCATGGTCTAGACGCAGAAACAGAATTGTCTAACATTCTATCTGCTGAGATTCTTGCTGAAATTAACCGTGAAGTTGTTCGTACAATCAATATCACTGCTACACGTGGTGCTACTGAGAATACAACAACAGTTGGTCGTTTCGACTTAGATACAGACTCTAACGGTCGTTGGTCAGTTGAGAAGTTCAAAGGTTTGATGTTCCAAGTTGAACGTGAAGCAAACCAAATCGCTAAAGCAACAAGACGTGGTAAGGGTAACATGATCATCTGTTCATCTGATGTAGCTTCTGCTCTTCAAATGGCTGGTGTTCTAGATTACACTCCTGCTCTAAACAGCAACAACTTGAACGTTGATGACACAGGCAATACATTTGCTGGTGTGTTAAACGGACGTGTTCGTGTTTACATCGACCCATATGCTGGTGGCAACTATATGGTTGTAGGTTACAAAGGTTCTAGCGCATTTGACGCTGGCTTGTTCTACTGCCCATACGTTCCTCTACAAATGGTTCGTGCTGTTGATCCAGATAGCTTCCAACCTAAGATTGGTTTCAAGACTCGTTACGGTATGGTTGCAAACCCATATGCAGAAGGCGCAACAGCTGGCCTTGGCGCATTGACAAAAGACTCTAACGTTTACTACAGAAGAATCTTAGTTGACAACTTGATGTAATCAAGAATCCCCGCAGAGGGATATTGAGAGGACCTTCGGGTCCTCTCTTTTTTTGCCTAACATAAATAGTAGAAAGGAATACTACTATGAGTGCATTAACAAACACCCCAACAAATAGAAACTTTCTCTCACCTCTAAACTTTAGATTGGTGCTGCAGAAAGCTCCTCTTCTTAACTTCTTTTTGCAAAGTGCATCCATTCCAGGATTGACATTTGCTGGCAATGTAATCATGCCAACTCCTCTTCTTGATATTCCAATCCCTGGTGAACGTCTTGTGTATTCACCACTAACTGTGTCATTCATGGTTGATGAAGATATGACCAATTATCTAGAAATATACAATTGGATGTTATCTCTTGCTGCAAAAGATCTACAACCGTTTGCAAGATACCAAGCTCAGACATCTATTGATTCGGACGTCAATGGTAGAGATAGGTCAGATATTAAGCTAATGATTCTTACAAGTTCAAAGAATCCGAACATTGAAGTTAACTTTACTGATGCCTTCCCGTCTCAGCTCGGAGAACTGAACTTCAACACAACAGCATCCGGTGTAAACTATCTTGAAACCTCTGTTACATTTGAGTATATTAAGTACACAATTAATATGATTTGAGTTGACTTTTATAATAATATGTAAGACAATTGTGTCCTGCAGGAGGACAAATGAAGACCGATGAAATTATTACAGCATGGGAAACAGATAGCGAGATTGATAAGACCGAGCTCGGTAAAGAGTCTTTGCGGATTCCTCAACTTCACTCCAAATACCTGAAAGAGTTCTACATGGCTAAGACAACATATGTAAAACTCAATCAAGATTATAAAAACACGTACAGATTAAAATATCAATACTATCAGGGTATTCTTTCAAAAGAAGAACAAGAAGAGCATGGATGGGACATCCAGCCATTAAAGATTTTGAAAGCAGATATTCCTGTATACATTGAGTCAGATGAAGATCTTCAGTTAATTAAAAATAAGATACAGTTAACGGAAGATAAGATAGAAATTCTTGAGAACATAATAAAAACACTCAACAATCGTGGATATTTAATAAAAAATGCGATTGAATGGGAACGGTTTAAGATGGGTCTATGATACAGATAGAAAAGTTTAACGAGACGTACAATAAGATTCATTGCAGT